TCACTATCTGATACTGGTTCATTACTTGACCTATGTTTACCTTCTCTATCATATATCCCTTGTACTTTTGAGGGTCATTAGAATACCCTTTTTGGTTAGGCTGTTGAATAAGACTACCTTCACCGCAAAAATGGTTTACGCATACATTAGGGTTAGCACTGACAAACAAACAGTCGAGAACCAAAGGTTCGAAGTCCAGAAATTTGCAACGGAAAAAGGACTTGTAATAGATAAATGGGTGTCCGAGAAGGTTTCCGGCACCAAAATTGCTAACGATAGGAAATTAGGCCCGCTTCTCAAGAGGATGAAGAAAGGCGACACTCTAATCATAACAGAAATCAGCCGATTAGGAAGAAACCTGATGGGTATTATGTCAATGCTTCACCTCTGTATGATTAAGGAGACTTGCGTTCTTACTGTCAAGGAGCGTTACGAATTAGGTAATAACATCAACAGTAAGGTATTGGCATTCGCTTTCGGTTTATCCGCTGAGATTGAACGTGATTTGATCAGTCAGCGAACCAAGGAGGCCCTTGCTTACAGAAAAGCTGCAGGAATACGACTTGGTCGGAAAAAGGGGGATAAAAACACGCATTACAAGCTTACAGGAAAGGAACCTCTCATTAGAACTATGCTCGAATATGGTTATTCAAAGGCAGCCATATGTCGTAAGCTTAAATGTAACCCTAAAACATTGGATGACCATTTGCGGAGAATGTCAAAAAAATAATGTCCTTTTTGAAGGCTACATCCATATCTATCTTTGCATTGACATTCTGTGTCAGTGGAAAATCCCGAATTGGCAGCATGTTTGACATAGGCTTACTTACTTTTGTGGTTGTCTGACAATTTGATGGTTATAAATAAAGTAATAAAATGGGTATGGATGATTGGGTTATGCTGGTGACCGCACTCGGTGGCATCGAGGGCATCAAGCAGCTTATTAAGTGGTGGATGTCGCGCAAAACCAATGCGCGTATTGAGGACGCACATGCGGATGTCGAGGAGTTTAAGGCATTACGGGAGTACAACGAGTTCCTGCAAAAGCAGCTTTCGGAGAAGGAACAGCGGTTTGTGGAGCAGACAGACCGGCTCCGTAAGGTGCAGGATGAGTTATTTACACTGAAGGAGGCTAATTCTGACTTAAAACTGGAACTGGCGCTTAAACGGTGTGAGAGGAAGAAATGCGGTGACAGAGAACCGCAAAACGGCTACTGATTCGCGGAAAGGAAGGTGTTTCACAACAGCTCCCTTTCCCTTAATACTACACAACTTAAAGTTTAAACAAAGGCGTTTGCAAATATATTGTATTTTTATGTAAAACCAAAAATCAAGGAGGAAAATAAGAATGGCGAATGTGTATAAATTAGCGCCGTGGATTCTCAAATGGGAAGGCGGTTTCGTGAATGACCCGGCAGACCTTGGAGGTGCAACGAATATGGGTGTGACTATTGGCACGTGGAAGTCATGCGGCTATGACAAGGACGGTGACGGTGATATAGACGTGGATGACCTGCGTCTGCTTACCCGTGAGGATGTCGTTAACCGGGTGCTCAAACCGCATTATTGGGACAGATGGAAAGCTGACGATATTAAATCGCAATCAGTTGCTAATATCCTTGTCGATTGGGTGTGGGCATCCGGTGTACACGGAATAAAGATTCCTCAACGTTTGCTTGGTGTTACTGTGGATGGCATTGTTGGACCTAAGACACTCGCTGCGGTGAATGCCAGGAACCCGCGTGAGTTGTTCGACATGATTAAGATTGCACGGTTTGATTTCATCGAGGATATATGTAAAAAACGTCCGGCGAACAATAAATTTAAGAGAGGTTGGATGAACCGTATAAATGACATTGCCTATGTTGGCTAAGGTTATGAACTGGGTAAGCCGGCATATATTGCTGGCTCCTTTCATGTGTCTGTTCCTATTGTTATCATGTGGCAGCTCTCATAAAGCTGTCAAGTCCGGTGCAGAAGTAATCAGAAAGGACAGCACGAGTGAATCGGTCGATATCGTACATGGGGCAAGTACCTCTTTGAGCGAACTCATTACCGCTAATGGTAACTATGTGATTGATTTCCGTATCTATGATACAAGAAAACCGCCCGATAGCTTGACCGGGAAATCTCCGTTATTGGCTGACGGTCATGTAGAAGGTGATTTCAATAAGAAGGAGGATAAACAGACGGTAGTAGTTGATACTACGAGTGTCAAGGCTGATAAAAGAACCATTTCCAATATCCGTGAGGAAAAACGGTCAGAAACTATAAAAGAAAAAAAAGAATCCACCTTGCTTAAACAAATTGGTTTTGCTTGTGTTTGTGTAACCGTTTTGATTGTCGTTATGCTGATAGTAAAACATTGGCGCAACAGACAATCTTCATCATAAGACTTTAAATTTATAAATTGGACTGCTCCGGCTTGCGAAAGTCGGAGCAGTTTTATATGTTTACTGTAAAATGCAGTATTTATAAAATATCCTTGTATTTTTTCAAGGCGTTACTCTTCATTTTGTTCTCCTCCTTGGTTAGGGCGAACCCCATATACTTGCAGGTATGGTCGTTACGCAGGATACATATACACATACGCTTATAGGTGGGAATTTCTCGGAACTCTTCTATGTCAATGTCATCCAGGTAGTCCATTCGTACTGGTTTCTTGTCTGTCCTATAGTTGGTACTGTCACCCACCTGGATGGGGATATTGCGGTCTTTCAGCTTCTGTATGACTTCATCACTGAGAACTCCACCCTTTTCCTTCCAAAATTTGATACTGGTTTCCAGCTTGGACTGGTATCTTCTCCTGGTATGTTCCGGCAGGGTCGAAAGCAGGAATTCCATGAATGACTTCCAGGTATATCCATCCGGCAGACGTATCTCTCTCCTTCCAGCAGCACGGGTATTGCCGTAAAGTCCGGCAAAGCCGACTCCGTTTACACGTCCTATCATCCGTCCCCAAGTGTTGGGGTCAATGACCTTGTACAAGGCAAGGCTCTCAATGGCCTCGCTGATGAACGGACTTGCCACCCGTTGCCGGTCAAGGCTTACCCCGGCTTGATAGTAGAGGTCGTATAGTTTATTGTAATCCCATCGGAACTTACCGTTGGCAATCCATATATCCTCCGTTTTCCAGTCGAACAGTGGATATAGGTTATACACATCCTCGCTGATTTTCGTGCTCCATTGGTAATCCTTATATTGCTCTTTCACACCTCGATAGATTGTGCGCCAACGGTTGTAGCTTTCTTGGGTACGTATGCCCACCAGACAGCAGGTACGCCGTGCAGCTTTCCGTTGATGGAGCCAACGGGAAAACTCTGTCTGAAATTCATAGTCCCACATCCTGCGGTTATAGAAAGGGAAATCGTCTACAGTCATTGCGCCCTCCGGCATTTCTCTGACCCATGCTTCCTTTTTTGCTTCGTCCCAGGGACGCCAGTAGTTCTGGTACATGGAGGTACAGGTCGTTACACGGAAAGGCACGCAGACACGGTACACGTCCAGCATGTCCTTGTTTGCCTCCAATACCCGGTCCACATAGTCAATGGTCATACTGTACTGTATCTCATAGTCCATGTGGAACACTCCAATCCTGCGCTTCAGCCGGTTCCTACGCATATAGTCCAGACATAGGTTCAGCAACACTCCGCTATCCTTTCCACCTGAAAAGGAAATGTATATATTGTCGAACTCTTTAAAAATCACTTCCAGTCTTTCCTGGATTAATTCATATACATTCTTTGGGCTCATATGGTGTAAAAAATTATAAGTAGTGACAAAATTAATGCAAAGCCTCAATATTTCCTATAACTTCGGCTTCTATATCATTTGTAATTGGCTTCAATTATCTATATTTGTGCAGGCTAATTCATAAAAACATAAATAGCAATTATGGCAGAAGAAAGTAAATATTCCTATGACGAGGAATCCGTCAAGGCAATAATCGAATGGGCACAAACAACCCAGTTACCCAAGGAGGTGATGCTAAGTGAGGCAGAACATATTTTTGACACCTCTATGTATGTTAATGCGAATATCTGCGATATAAAGCAGCATTATCCGGATGCTTTCTATAATCCGGCCATTGATAGATTGTATCGGTTGAAGGAAGTAATAGAAGGGGCGGTTGAATAAGCTGCCTTTATATTCATAGGCAACAATTCATATCTATTGTGTGTGACATGTCCCGGCTTTCGTCGGGGCTTTTTCATTTATATCCTTTCTTTTATAAAATTCCCTCAAGTCACGTAGGGAATTTCAGAAAAGCAGTTGTCTTTATAGTAGAATCCGGTATATAGTGTTAGTATAGTCCTTCTTTCAGCCATTGCAGTTTCTTTATACTGGATTTACAGAATGTTCCAACATTGTGTGCTCTAATTGATTGTATATATTGAAAGGAACATGCTGGACCTCAGCTTTTATGCGGCTGAGGTTTTGTCGGAGACAAGAGTGCGTTGTTGAACGTGCGATGGAAATATGTGTTTAACCAAATTATTAGTTATGAAAAAAGAGTTTTGTATGGTAATTGCATTTGCTATGGCTTTAGCCGGGTTATTTATGCTTATGTTTATGTCATTTGATTAGTGAATGTCTGTTTGTTGACTGTTTTATAGAAGGGGCAGCTGAATAAGCTGCCTTGTTCCATTTCCCAGGAATTAAGTAATCCATATTGTGTAATTATTCCCCATGTGTGGTACTCAGTTCCACATATTTCCACACATAATTATTCCTTCTTGTTTTTATAATATGCTGATGTATAATGTATTATGTACTGATGTACATCATGGCATATCGTTTGTTCTATAGTTAATACAAAAACTATATTTATTTACTTAAAACTTACGATTATGAAAAAAGTATTGGTAGCATTAGCAATGGTTATGGGATTAGGCAGTTCAGTAGCATTTGCTTACGTGGTTTCTGGAACACAGTCTGTAGAGCAAACTCAGCAAAATCCTCAGGATGAGTTCACAAAAGTGGAAGTAAAAGACTTGCCTCAGGCAGTTATGAATGTCTTGGCTAAGGACTATGAGGGGGCTGTAATAAAGGAGGCTTTCATTTCCGAGAAAGAAACCGGTAAGATTTATAAGGTTGTGTTGACCATCACCAAGGAAAATCAATCCACTGAAGAAGTGACGGTACTTCTGAATGAAAAAGGAGAAACTGTAGAATGAATGGAAACTCTGTAGTGGTTCGGCATCCATCTACAGAGATGATTTGAGATACTTTTATGTCTATCTCGTTAATGCGAAAGGGGCGGCTGAATAGTCGCTCTTTTTGTTTATATTGTAATAATAGTTCGTTTCTTTTTTGTCAGAAATTCCTATTATAGAGGGTTGTTTTATACAAAATAATGTTTATATTTGTATTCTAATCCCTATTGTATTATGAATGACAAACAACAACTTCTAATTGATTGTATTTCCCTTCTTCCCGTTATAGGCATTCTGGTTTTGATAACTGTTGCCAATGACCAGCTTGTTACTATGGTTGCTGCCTATGTGCTTTGCGGAGAACTCTTATGTGTATTGGTTAGCAGGATATTAAATTTGTACTATATTGATGTGGCTTTTGTTTGGTTGGGTGGGATTATGCTTTGGCTGTGGTATTGGCTCTGGTTGGAGTCAAGCCATGTAGTGATGGAGATTGTGGAAAGGACAGTTGAATGAATCGCTTCTTTTTCAGTAAAAAACCCCCGTAGCGGCTCAACTACGGGGATGGTGTCAAATAACAGAGTATCAATATGAGATACTAAGTGAGCCTATTTTTTGAGATATGTCTTGTAGTGCATTGTTGAATGTCTGTAATTCTTCTTTAGTAAAGCGTGCCGGTTTCCCGTTTACCAGATTGCCATTTAACCTCTGATATAACCACGAACGGCTCTTGTTGAAATACTTTTTCGCAAGATAGCTTAGAGAAACTATTTCGGCAACTTCTTGTAATTGCAATTTGATTGCACTTTCTTCTATAACGTCCAGTTTCCTATCAATGTTCTGTAAGCGTTCTGATACGAAATCTGCAATAGCTTTTTTATCTTCTTCCGAATTGTACTTGGCGGCTATTTCTCTCATTTTGGTATAGAACTCTGGAGAGTCTGTACCAAGTAGTGGCTTTAATGCCAGTAATTCATCTTTCAGTGTCATATATTTGTTTTTTAGTGCTCTCTCCGGAGAGAGGGACTTTGTTTTACTTCTTTTTTTCTAACTCTTTCAATATTTTGTCGATTGTCAGTAATCGGTCTAATCTTTTATCAATCTCTTTTTCTTGGTTAGTTCCGGTAACTTCGGCAATAAACCTTAGCTGGTCTAATTCTTTTTTGAGGAATGCTCTTTGTATAAGCAGGTCCTTTTTAATTTGTTCGTTACTCATGTTGATTACTTTTGTTATTTGACATTACAAAGATAATAATCTTTTGGTTATTAAACAACTATTGCATGAATTATTTTCGTTATTTCGCATATTTTTTCCATATTTGCAGTGCGTTACATACTTTTTGATTTGAGGAAGGAGTATTATTCCTACCGTAGAACTACTGGTGAAGTTTATCTCTGCCAGTAGTTTGTCATATACGGTTCCGACCCCCGTGTTGTCGCTATAATGGCTACACTGTATCCTTCCTCGAAAGATATGTAACGCAACGGGAAAGCGGAACCGTTCTTTTTTCCGCTTCTTATTCTTAATCCGGTTGCATTATGGGTAAATCTGAATCATCCTTCCCGAAGCTCACGAAGTCCTTTATTGGTTACGGTCACTATCAGCTGACAGTCACGTTTTCCGATTGTGTGAAAACCGCGCTGACGGGAAATATGGACTTAATAGACCGCTTGAACTCCGACATAGAAAAGGAGAGGGAAGAAGCTACTGCCGAGGCAATAGCTTTCGTCCAAGAACAATCACTTTAGACTGTCGAAGATTTTTCTCATTGCATCATCCGCATGTTTTCGCATGACCCTAAAATAGTTGAATATTGGTCTATTGGTTTTCATCGACTGGCCGATGCAGTATTCAAGTATTTCTAGGGAGATACCTAATTCAAATCCGTGCTGGACGAATGATTTACGGGCTGAATAATATATCACATGTTTCTTTATGCCAGCTATCTTGGCAAGTTCTTCCATTTTACGTGATACCACGGAGTAGCATTGCCCGAATGTTTTGTACTTGCCAAACACAAGTTTTCCGTTTTTTTGCATGTATTTGTTTATGATTTCTCTGGCTTCCGGTTGGATTGAAAATGCGGTTTTGCTTTCACCGCTTTTCTTGTTCTTTGTTTTCCGTCGGTAATATTCTATCCAATCTTTACGGAAATCAATGTCAAGCATATCTATAAGGTTGATTCCACCGAGGTAATAACTTAGCATAAATATGTCGCGTACTACACCTATGTTGTATTTGGGAATTTCCATATCCCGGATAGCTTTTACTTCGTCAATAGTAAGGTCTAGTTCACGAATATTAGCGGATGGCATTCGGCAGAACTCGAAAGGGTCAATCTCATATTTCACCATATTGTGCTTCTTTGCATAGTTGATAATCACTTTGAGTAATGTCAGATATATTTTGATAGTGGTAGGGGATAACCTCTTATCCTCAAGGTCTATCTCGAAATGCTTTATATTCCGAGGTGTAATCATAGAAAGTAATAAGTCACCTTGTGACTTAATGAAGGACTGGCAGGATAGCCTATATAACTTCTCTGATTTACTTCTTTTCTCTTCTGCGAGTTCAGATAGATAAGAATTCATAGCTGAGGAAAATTTGGCATTGGTATGGTCTTTCTTCTTGATGATGATTTCCCGGAGTTCGGAACATGAATATACATCCACATCATAGATGTTGTCTATGACTTTTTGGTAATGGTTGAGCAGGTTTCGGAGCTTCATGTTCATAGATGCAGCTTCGGGGTGATTGACAACTTGACCGTCTTTAAATTGGGACAAGTCATCGATGATACAGTTTGTAGGAATGTACCTGGTACCGGAGTTGTGTGCCAGAGATATTCTTACTTTGTGCTTTCCGTTGATAAGCACTTTAGCTGGTACGATACAAAGTTTAAGTGTTGCCATCTTTTTGTTTAATAAAGTTGCGACAATTTGGTTATAAAAAAATATTGTCCGACAATTGTCCGACAATCAAATTTTGCAACCTGCTGCGAAATGATGGAAATCTGCTTTTTTCGTAAGTGCTTGATACACCTAAAATAAAAGCACTTCCAACGTTCGCTTACGGAGGAAGTGCTTCACACAAAAACTAAACTAGACTTAACTAAACTATTCTATTGGGGGAGTTTCACAACTCCTATCTGTTCGGTGCAAAGATAAAAAAACATATTTTAGATTTTTATCGGTTTGACTTAACCGATTGAGAAATAAACTATTAGCGAATTATTTGAGAAATAGAGGTAACGATTTGGCAACTGTGCGAATTTCAGCGTTTTGCGTTGTATGCTGTCAAATAACTCTTTCATTTGCAAATATAACATCTTTTTCCGAAAGTACGAACTGTTGGCAGCAATTTTATAAAATCAACTTGCGAAAAACGAAAATCATTCATCCCATTTACAAGTTGGCATGTTAAGAACATTGTCCGCTTTGTCATTTTGTTACCGGGATTTGTCCGCATGGTAGGAGAAGCGTACCAATCAGTCAAGTATGTTGTTTCATTATGTAATAGCCAGCTGTTTTTTGTGTAATACTCCGATATCGCTTTCTTTTTGATTTCATAAGAAAGCCCCCAGCGAAAACCCTGCCGGAGGCTGTTTTTAATCTAATACATTTTCGGGAATATCAGTTGCTTTTCTTGTTAGATAATATTCTGTATTGGTTTCTATATCTGTTGCTCTCATTATAATAGGTGCTATTTCTTTTGTCTTTGGACTTTCGATGAAATCGTGCCAATCCCAGCCTAAAAAAAGTTTTACAACAGCAAACATAGTTTGGTCTGTTCCTGTTAGATTATATTTATATATGGTTCTATTCTCCAATTCTTTATGATAAGTTAATGTTAAGAACGGAATATTTCCCTTTATGGAAAATTCATAATTTCCTGTACTCTTTATCTTTAATTTATCATCGTACAAGTAGAAATCTTTATCGTCGTTATTTATTAAGAAAATTTCATCACCTTGCTTATATGGTGGGCGTACAGGGTTGTTAATAGACAAATGTAAATAACTATCTACTATCTTTATTCTTAGATCAGTTGTTTCATGTGCAATATTGTCCTTTACTTGAATAGTTGTTTCTCCTTTTTGTTTAGGATATATATCTAAATTACCCATACCGATAGGGCTTGATAAATCTATTTTGACATCTAATATAGAGGGATCTTTTATCTCAACGGAGTAATCTTTATTTCCACTTCGTATCATTATACTTTTGGCTCCGATTAGAGGACGCTCGTAGTAATCTTTTTCAAAAGATAGATGATGTATATCTTCTGTTTTTTCATCATCACTGCAATTTGTAAAGCAGAAGCATAGAAATATTAGAAAAAAAAGTAAATAAGTTTTTGTTTCTCATGACTTTAGTACTTTTATTTTGATTTATAGTTCCGTATTTTCATATTTGGGGTATCACCAACATTTACTACAGATGTTGCCGTTTAATATAATATTCGGCAAGCTGTTTTTATGGTGTAACGCTCCGATATCGCTTTTTATATTTATTTCGTGGAGATTTTTCTTTGTTCATTTGATACCAAACTTTACGTTGCCATTCATATACAGCCAGTTTTTCATCATCAACATTATTTGTTTTCTCTATATAACTTCTAATACTTGGAGCATAAGGGTACTTGGACTGTATTATATCATCTACCAAATAGCCATTCAATCCTTTCAAATTATTGAATAAAAATCCTTGAAACATTAGGTTTATATAGTCTTTATTCTTATGTAGATATTGTTTGTATGCTTTGTATGCATCAGATTTCATATAGTCTGTTGCTCTACTACTGAAATTTGGCTTTTTTAGTTCTTCTTTTAAAGCCTTTTCAAGTTTCTTGTATTCGGTAGAATCTTGTATGCTATACCAATAATGTTCCTCTGGTTTGCTTATTAAGTCTATCCATGCTTTGGCTTCCCAATAGTCAATGTTCATTCTTACAGAATCTCTTTGTTCTGGAGATAATTCATAGTATAAAGAATCCTTTTCCCAACCGTTAAAAACGACTTCAAGAGATTCTGACTTCTCTCTCATTATACCTTTGTAGATTTCTAGCAGTTTTTGGTCTGAAAAGGACGTTATCATGAATGTACCGCTTTCTATTCTGCAATTAACTTGCGGAGCAGTAATAATGGAATCATTAAATACAAATGCTATTTTTTTCCCAATAGACTTTTCTGTTTCATCGGCCCATTTGTTTAGCTTATGTTTGCTGATTTGTCCGCTTATAGCATATTTTCCGAAATAATCCTTTTCAAGTTTTAGCCCAACGAAATCCTTTACTGTTATGATTGGCTTAGAGGACAAACTACCTGTACTTAATACGTGATACCACCCATTTTCTTTATGCGTAAAATCGTGTTTTGCCGTATTTGGCTGTGCTTTCATTCTTGGTGAAAAGAATAAAAGTGATATAAGACTGAATAAGATGATATTTGTCTTCATATTATTTTGATTTATTTGAAAAATAGCATATAACATACTATCGCTAATAAAAACAGAAGCAATATACTTGCAATAAAATATATTTTTGCTTTGAATAAACTTGCATTATCAAGTGCTTCTTTTTCTATTGTTCTTTTATGAATTTCTTCCATTTGCTCAATAGAAATATTGGATAAATCATTTCCTTTACCTTTGTTTACAAGATACTTTTGATGTTCTTTTATTCTATCTCTGTTTAATTTACGAAGTTCACGATTTTCTTTATCTCGTTGTAACATATCGTTTATGCAGCCTAATGTTCCCATAGCTTTTAAATTTATAGTTCTGTATTCACGTATATTTTTCCGAAAGTTTTTTGCTCGTCACGTATCCGGCATAGCTCCCGATATACTTTTAGGTGCAAATATAGCGAAAAGTGCCATTCATAAGACATCATGAACGGCACTTTTTTATTTTTTCCAGCAAGATAAACGGTTATATCTTCATTCCTCTGCTTTTCCTTTGCGGTTGTATAGGTCGGCGAATATTCTGCCTTAGCTTGTCGAACTGTTCCTTGAACCACTCGGCAATGGGCTTTCGGTCAATGGCAAGAACCAGTCTCGTCCCGTCCGTGGGGTCTTTCACGACTTGAAACCCTGCCTTTTCGGTCGTGAATTTCCGTCCGTGTTCTTCCGAATAGAGTTCCCCTGCATACTCCAACGGCTTTCCCTTGACGAGCGTTGCGGTCTGCCTTTCATCGAATCCCACAAGGCGGCAAAGGTTTTCGATTCGGAGCATTTCACGGAAATAGGGAAACCATGCCGCCGCCTTTGCGATTACCGTTTTCAGAAACGATATTTCCTGCTTGTGCCTTGTGTCCTTGTCTGTTATCTCCCTGCTGTGCTTCTGCTGCATTTCCCGTATTTCTCGGCTGTGGTCTGCCTGCATGGTCTGTATCCTGTCTTGCAGGGCTTCGATGGTTTCCTCGTGGTCGGCTATCTTCCTATGCAGGGCAGTGTTCTCCCTCTCCAACGCCTTGACCTTGTTACTGCCGAAAAGAGAACCAACGCTCTCGGCTATGTTGGTAGCTGCGGTGGTTGCCGCCCCTTTCAGCTTCTCGGTCTGTATTTCTTTTTTCGCCCGTCTTAGTTCCTCCCGTGCCGTTTCTTTCTGCTGCTGCAA